TTTTTTTGTGGGCGAACGCTAGTGCCCGGAAGGCCAACGGCGCTGAATCCGTGAACCCGAATCGTGAACCCCGGCAATGACCGGCTCACCGCGCAGATAAGCGCACAGGAGTTGAAATGAAGTTACCCCGTAACGTCCAGCAGCAGGCCGACGCGGCCAAACGCCACTTTGAAGCCCTCCAGAACCCCGAACCTTCGGCTCCGGAAGCGGAAACAAAGACGCCTGATGCACCGGATACTGCCACGCAATCCGCAGAACCCGAGCAGAAACCCGAAGACCACAAGCACTCCCAGGGCGAAGACCCAACCCCAACCGACGAGCCCAAGCGCTCCGAAGCCTACTGGGAACACCGCTTCAACGTCATCAACGGGAAGTACGCCGCCGAGGTGCCTGCGCTGCAGGAAAAGGTCAGAAACCTGACCGGGAAACTCGATGAGGCCAACCGCCAGATTACGGAGGCAAAAGACGCTTCCGCCAAATCCACTAACCCTGGCGGGCTAACAGCCGAGCAGATCGAGAAAGGCAAAGAAGAGTTTGGTGAGGACTTTGTGTCCTTCGTTCAGCAGATGGTGGGCAGCAGTCGAGTCCCGGACAACAGCGCTGAGGTCAAAGAACTGAAAAGCGAGCTTGATTCGATCAAGCGGCAGGAGCGTCAGAAGACCGAGGCTTCGTTCTGGACTGCGCTGGAAGATCTGGCGCCCGATTACAAGGCCATCAACGCCGACCCCAAGTTCCACGCCTTCCTGGCTCAGTACGACCCGCAGACCGGAGTCCAACGTCAAGACAATCTGACGAAGGCGCAACAGGCACTGGATGCAGACGGTGTAGCCGACGTGTTCAACGCCTTCAAAAAACAGCAGCCGCAAGCCAAGCAGCAGCGCATTCCCGATGACCAAGTAGACCCGCCCACCAGCCGATCCACAACCACGCCAGAAGGCGGAAAGATCTGGACTGGTGCCGAAATCAAGGCGTTCTACACCAAAAAGGCCAACGGGAAATACGGCGCTGATGAGGGCAAGCGACTGGAAGCCGACATTTTCGCCGCACAGCGCGAGGGTCGGGTGCGATAACGCCCCGGCCCCGCATCGCGGTTCATTGATTCTACGAGGAAATTATCATGGCAGGTCCAAATCGTGATGCAGGTCATCCGGACTATTCAAGCACCAGCACAAGCGGCTTTATCCCCTCCATCTGGAGCGGCAAGCTGATTGACAAGCTGTATGCCTCGACCGCGTATGCGGAGGTGGCAAACACTTACTACGAAGGTGAAATCAAGGGACAAGGTGACTCGGTTCAGATTCGAACCACGCCCACCCTGACCATCCGCGACTACGACGTGGGTGGCGGCCTGACGTATGAGAAGCCAACCAGCGACAAGGTTGAGCTGCAAATCAGCCAGGCCAAGTATTTTGCCTTTGAGGTGAACGACATTGACGCCTATCAAGCCGACATTGGCCTGATGGATAACTGGTCCGACGATGGCGGCCAGCAAATGTCGATTGAGATTGACACTGACGTAAACGCCTATGCGTACACCGAAGCGGCTGCGGCCAACGCGGGTGCGGCTGCAGGCGCCAAGTCGGGCTCCCTGAACCTGGGTGCAGCCGGTGCGCCAGTCGTTATCACCAAGGCGAACATTCTGGATGTTCTGGTTGATTGCGGCACGGCATTGGACGAGCAGAACGTTCCGAACATGGACCGTTACGTAATCCTCCCTGCGTGGATGAACGGTATGCTCAAGAAGTCCGATCTGCGTGATGCGAGCACCATGGGCGACACCACGTCGGTGTTCCGCAACGGCAAGGTGGGCGAGCTGGATCGCTTCACGGTGTACGTGAACAACAACCTGTCTACCGTGACGGACGGCACCACCACCAACCAGTGCACTAATGTGATCTTCGGTCACAAGAAGGCGCTGACCTTCGCCAGCCAGATGACCAACATGGAAACCCTGCCGAATCCGAATGATTTCGGCAAGCTGGTCCGTGGCCTGAACGTCTATGGCCGCAAGGTTATCGACCCGAACGCCATCGGCCATCTGTACGCTGAGAGAGGCTAAACCCACTGACAGGCCGCCCTTCGGGGCGGTCTTTCTTTTGAGGTATCCCCAATGGATTTGATCCACAAGCTGAAAAAAGCCCGCACCAAGGACGACCTGGAAGCGCTGGGCATTGAGCATTTAGGCATCGACGTGGACAAGCGCGAAGCCAAAGAAGTGCTGCGCGTCAAGCTGATCAACGAAGCAGAATCGCAAGGCTGGGCGACCAGTGACAGCGAGATGGAACCCGAAGCCCCGGAGGCTGAAGTTTCCAAAGCTGAAACCCCGGAGCCTGTACAGGCAGCAGCGCCAGCCGCAAACGTCAAGATGGGCCGCAACAAGAAAACCGGGCGCCTCATCCCCTGGACGGCAGCCATGGCCAAGTTTTCCCACATGGAGCAACTATAAGCCATGACCGTAACCGTCGGCGCCATCATCGACAACGCCAAGCGCGTGCTGCAGGAAGTCACCGCAGAGGGCATTCGCTGGACCAATGACGAACTGGCCGGGTGGCTGAATGAGTTTTATCAGGCCGCTGTCGGGCTCAAGCCAGACGTATCGACGGTGAATGAAGAACTGGCCCTTGCGTCAGGCACAAAGCAGGCGATCCCGGCAGCGGGCTTGCGCCTGATTGATGTGATTCGCAACACCTCCGGAAGCATGACCGGAATTTCAGTGACGACCCGCAAATCACTGGACACGGTTCGCCGGCCCTGGCATTCAGACCCGGCCACCCAGCGCATCGAGCATTACGTGTTTGATGATCTGGACCCCAAGAATTTCTATGTGTACCCGCCTGCCGAAGCAGGAGCGACGGTCGAGATCCTGTATTCCACGGTCCCGGCTGCACACGACCTGAGCACGACGTTTGCCACCTACGGGCTGGAAGATTTCAAGCTGAACGACGCCCACGCGCCGGCAGCAACCGATTACATTCTGTCCCGGGCGTTCAGCAAGGATGCGGAATCTCCGCAGAACCTGAACCGCTCCCGGATGCATTACCAGAGCTATGCGCAGCAACTGACCGGCAAGCGCCAAGCCGATCAGGCGTACTCACCGAACGCGCCGGATACATCGGCCAACCCGCCCCGAGGTAACGCATGACGCAGGACGAACTGATTGACCAGATTCAACTGGACGTTCCGGACGTGCCCCGCGCAACCGTGGCGGACCAGATCAAGCGCATGGCCCGCGAACTGTGCGACCAGGCCGACGCTTGGCTGTATACCGGCATTGTGGTGGCAGGCGCCAAGAGCGGCTACCCGCAACTAAGCCCCGGTGAAGGCGAGCCCCTGCGCATTGTGAGCCTGAACGACAACGGCTATGCAATGAAGCCCGGTTATGACTTCGTGCAGCCCACGCCAACCACCGTTGAGATTCTGCGCGACACCACCAGGGATACGCTCAATGGCAAGCTGTCTATGCGCCCGAGACTGGACGAGGACGTGCCAAGCACCCTTCTGACCCAGTGGCGCGACACCATTGCCTGTGGCGTCCTGTGGCGGCTGTTTCTGATGCCCCAACCCTGGCGCAACCCGGAACTGGCCAGCTACCACCAGCGCCAATTCACCGTCGGGGTCACGGACGCCAAGAGCAAAGCAAGCTACGGACACGCGCGCGGCGGTGCCCGCGTCAAAATGCGGCGTTTTATCTAACAGGATCGGCTGAATGAAAATTCAACACGCGGCTTTCCGGGGCGAACTGCCTATCTTGGACCCCCGGCTATTGCCTGAAAACAACGCGCAGACCGCCCGCAACCTGGCCCTTGGCCGGGGCACCTTGCGGCCACAGAACGACACCCTGATTGACAGCGCCCTACCTGACACGATCAACCCGGCCAACCTGTACCGCTATGACGTTGGTAACGACGGCAGCGGCTTCTGGTTCTCTTGGGGTGCTCAATATGACATTGACGTGGTGCGCTCCCCGATTGCCAATGACGCTTACGCCCGGGTGTACTGGACTGGTCAGGATGCGCCCAAGATGGGGTCGCTTGCGCAAGTCACCACCGGCACCGGGCCTTATCCGTCAGCCTGGTATGAATTAGGCGTTCCCGCGCCTGCGTCTGGCCCTTCCGTGGTCGCGCCTGAAGATCGGACGGAGGTGCCGGACACGGCGCTGGAAACCGCGTATGTGGTGACGCTGGTTACCGCGTTTGGCGAGGAAGGCCCGCCGAGTGATCCGTCTGGCTTTGTGTTGCGCTGGGATGACGTGGACACCAATCCGGACTTTGGCGAGGTCGAAGTCACCTTGCCTGGCGTCCCTACC